TAAAACCTTTATAAAAAATATTAATAAAAATAATAAAAATAAGATCTCTTATGAAGAGGTGCTTTCTATTATAGAAAATATAGCAAAGACTCATAGAGGTAAAAAATTTGGTTTTATGACTGAAGAAGATATTGAGTCTCAGGTTAGATTAATTTGTATTCAGCAGATTAAGTTTTTTGATATAACAAAAGAGTCTGACATAACCCATCAAAAAAGCTTAGAGAGATGGTTGAACAAAATAGTTAAAAACAGGCTAAAAAATTTTTATAGAGATCACTGTCTTTCCGTTAATAAAAAACACGCGACAGCTAGACAAAATCTAAGCAAATCAGCCTCTTCTGATATAGAAAAAACAGAATCTTTAAATAAAAACGCTATTACAAAATCAAATATAATTGAAGATTTAGAGTTTCAAGAGCTTAGAGATTTTATAATAAAAAATTTAGATAGTCAAATGCTTGAGATATATGAGGCTTGTATTAGTGATGAGGCTGTAACACCATACTATAAAAACAAACTTATTGCGAAAGTAAACGAGCTTATGATCGAATGGAATAAAAAATGAATCAAAAATTGTCTGCGGCAGATATAAATTTTATTACAGAAAACATAGATAAAATAAGCATGGCAGAAATAAGTAGAAGACTAAATTGTTCAGTAAAAACGATAGAAAGATATAAGAAAAAATTATCTGATATATCAAGCAAGCCTGAGCAGCAAGCGATTGAAGACCACACCGAAAAAGACTCAAATTTTTGGATTAGAGATTTAAACGCGTCGGCAAGAGGCAGGAGAATAAAAGCTATGCTTACAAAAAATGAATGGGAATCTTTTTGCGAAGATTGGGCTGGGTATCATACTCAGCTAGACGATCTAAACCATACAGAGGAAAATAATATAGAACAGATAATAATGTTAAAGCTTAGAATAGATAAAAATCAGCAAGATTACTCTAAAAATCTAGAATTAAGAGATACTTTAATGAGAGAAAGTGGTGTAAGAGATATAAAAGATCTAGATTTAACAAATCCAAACGAGGCTCAAGTTTACGAAAAAGTATTTGCTGCTGGGCTTAGGCTCTCTGATTTAAACAAAGAGTACAAGGAGCTTTTAGAGAAAAGTACAAAAATAAGCGAAAGCTTGAATATAACAAGAAGACAAAGAGAAGAAAAAGGTAAAGTAGGGGCGGACACGCTTTTTTCGCTATTTAAAAAATTCGACTCTAAAAAGACAAGAAGTCAAGAGGGAAGAATGGCTGAGCTTATGAAGATGTCAATGCATAAAAAAACTGAAGAATTGAGAAACGCGGTAGAGTTTATGGACGGAGAAATAGCTCCGCAGCTTTTAGATATACAAACAGTGAATGGATCAGGTGAAAACAATGAATAAAAAAGCAATAATCACAGGGTGTCACGGACAAGACGGATCTTATCTGTCAGAGTTTTTATTGGAAAAGGGTTATGATGTATACGGAATATCTAGAAGAACCTCTTCTAGAGATAACAACTATCTAGACAAATGTCTAAAAAATGATAGATTTTATCTAGTAAATCTAGATATAACAGACGCTTCTGGCGTTAGCAATATTGTGGCAAAAATAAGACCAGACGAATATTACAATCTAGCCGCTATGTCTCATGTTGGTCAAAGCTTCAAGGAGCCTCTAAACACTCTTAAAATAGACGGCGAAGCTGTTACTATAGCCTTAGAAGCGATAAGAAACAACAGTCCAGAGACAAGATTTTATCAGGCTTCAACATCAGAGCTTTTTGGAAATTCCATAGCTCCTCAGTCAGAAAAAACAGAATTTGCACCAAGAAGCCCATACGCTGCTGCTAAGCTATACGCTCATAAAATGGTTGGTCTTTACAGAGAGGCTTATAAAATGCACGCGTCTTGCGGGATACTTTTTAATCATGAAAGTCCTAGAAGGGGGTTAGATTTTGTTACCAGAAAAATAACTAGAGGTGTTGCTAAATTCATATTCACCAAAGAAAAATTTTCAATAGGCAATCTAGATGCAAAAAGAGACTGGGGTCACGCAAAAGAATACGTGGAAGTAATGTGGAAAATGCTTCAAAAAGATACCCCAGACGATTATGTAATAGGCACAGGTGAAACCGCATCTATTAGAGATGCTATTGAATACGTTTGTTGGTTGGCTAATATTAAAGAAAAGCCATACTACCAAGATGAATCAATGATTAGGCCAGCAGAGGTTTTTGAGCTTACGGCCAATCCAGAAAAGGCGGAATTTGGATTAGGCTGGAGAGCGCAAAACAATTGGAAAAAAGTTTTAGAAGACATGTTTGCTAGTGATTACAAGGAAATTAAAGAGCTTTACGATTCTAATTGTAGTGTATAAACTGCGTGGCAAGAAAAAAGTATAGAAATAAAAGAGATACTGAGCTTTACAGAAATTTTAGAAGACAGGTTTTAAAAAGAGATAGTTACACTTGTCAGTATCCAGGATGCAAAATAAGAAGCGGGCTTGAAGTTCACCATATCAAGAAATACTCAGAACACTTCAGATTAAGGACAGAAGTCTTCAATGGAATAACGCTTTGTTTTAAGCACCATAATTTTGTTACTGGTAGAGAATCCGACTATGAAAGCCTGTTTTTTAGAACTGTAATGGCAAATTCAAGACAGCCAGAATGGGAAAAATTAGATGCACCGAAAAACCTACGCGCAAGGAAGAAAAAAGGCAGAAAAAACGTTAAAAGAAACAATATACGCAAATATTATAATTGACTCAAGAGAAAAAAAGCCATGGGAATTTTCAGAAGGGCTTCCTAGCGGGTTCTTTGTAAAAGAAACTAAAACTATTGGATTACCATGCGGAGACTATTCCCTAGAAGGGTTCGATAATAAAGATGGAATCATAATAGAAAGAAAAAATAGTATTGAGGAGATAATAGGTAATTTTGGTAAAAACTGGGAAAGATTCCAAAAAGAACTAGACAAATTAGCGGAGTACAAGAGATCGTACATCCTTGTAGAGGATGATCTTAGGGACTCCTTCGCTAGATACGGAGCTAGAAACCCAAAAAAAGGTATGTATTTTACCTTGTCGCCAGATTTCATAATAAAAAGAGCCTGCGAAATAGATTATAAATGGGGTGTTAAAACCCTTTTTCTTTCAAATAAATATTTTGCAAAAAAGTATATGTGCAATATATTCAAAGCTCTGCTAGAAGGCAACCTTGACAAAAAACTGGACTAAAGAACATATTCAGGAATATCTAAACAACGCTTATTTAGAGATAGGCGATACTTATAATTTAGAAATAGAAAATCCTATAGATCTATCAGTAGGAAAGGATTTGGTTCCAGAACAGCTTGTAAGAATTTTTAAAGACATAGACTATCTGCCATTTACGGTAAAGACTCTTCTAAATATGAATCTTTTTCCGTATCAAATGTCTATACTAAATACTCTTTGGACTAAAAGACTACCAATGATTTTAGCCACAAGAGGTGGCTCAAAAACCACAATGCTTGGTTGCTACGCTATAACAAAAGCTCTTCTAGATCAAGGTAGCAAGATAGTTATAGCAGGCGCTGGTCTAAGACAATCTGGTTTAGTATTTGAGTCAATGGAAAATATATGGAAAAACGCCCCCATTCTCCAAGACATATGCGGAGCGAACAATGGACCAAGACGTGGCGTTCTTGGCTTCACTTGGGAAATCGGTGAGAGCAAAATAATGGGTATTCCGATTGGAACAGGAGAAAAAATTAGAGGTCTTAGAGCAAACGTAATCATAGTTGACGAGTTTGGTTCTGTAAATCCAGATATATTTGAGACCGTTATTAGAGGATTTGCTTCTGTTCAAAGCAACAACACTTTTGAAAAAGTAAAACAGCATTATCAAATAGATGCGCTTAAAACAATAGGAATGTCCGATGAGGATATAAACGATTTTGTTGGCGCTGCTAACAATGAAGGAAACCAAATAATAATAGCTGGAACAGCTACTTACCAGTTTAATCATTTTTATAAGTATTATCAAGATTATTGTAACATGATATATGATAATGCAAAAAATAATAATGAAAATTGCGAATACGCTGTTATTAGATTGCCTTGGGATAAGCTACCGAACGGTCTTATGGACAAAACAATATTAGAACAAGGCAAGGCAACTATGGACTCCTCAATTTTTAAAATGGAGTACGGATGCGTTTTCGCAAAAGACTCAGACGGTTTTTATCCAGCATCGGCAATACATAGGGCTACTTGTCCAATCAGAACAAAAGACGGAGAAATAAACTTTTTTGCTGAAGATTCTGGAGAAAATAACTCTAGATACGTTATGGGAATAGATCCCGCGTCTGAAAGAGACAACTTTGCAATATCTATAGTGAAAATTTCAGATGAATCAAGTAGACAACTAGTATTTTGTTGGAGTACCAATAGAAAAAAGTTTGAACAAAGCAGAAAGAAAAAACCGCAGAACTTTGTGGGAATAGACGACTACAACACGTTTATATTAAGAAAGATACATGAACTTTGCGGAAGATTTAATATATCAAGAATAAATATAGACTCTGGTGGAGGCGGAAGATCCGTAATAGAGGGTCTTAAAGATCAATCTAAACTAAAAGACGGAGAGTTTTGCATTTTTGACATGGACGATGATGAGGTGTCAGATAGAAAAGGCTCTCACATAATCAAGGTCATAGAATTCTCTTCTAGAGAATGGTACGAGGCTGCGCATTACAACTTACTAAAAGATATAACTACAATGTCCATACTCTTCCCAGCCTATGATGCGATAACAGTTGAACAAACTAGAATGACGAATTCAGAAGAAGAAATAGGCGATTTTTCAATAGAAAATATTCAGTATGAAATAGAGGAATGCAAATACCAAACGACACTAGTTCAAGAACAAACAACGGCTAAAGGAAATAAAACTTGGGACTTGCCAAAAATTAAAGGTGTTATAACAGAAGGCATAAAGAATAGACTCAGAAAAGACCATTTTACGAGCCTGCTTTTGGCTAATGATGCTGCTAGATCTTTAAATGTAAGAGAGCCTGACGCAAGAACTACGTTTGGTGGTTACTCTTCAAAAGAGGCTGCGGCAAACAAAATGTTTGGAGGAAACATGTATCAAGGAAGAGGGCTTAAAAAGATGAAAAACATAAGCTCTAATATAAATAGACCTTCGAGTAGAAGTAGACCAGACGGATCAAACGGTAGTATAGCTTATTAAATTACTGAATACCGTGAACAAAAACGTGTCTTCCAATTCTAATAAAAGTTATTTTAACGTTTTTCTGACCATTAAAGTTAGTGGTTATTGACCAAGTTTTCTTTCCAGGATTTGCGTCGCTTTGTGAAACTACAAGCTTCACCCATGAAGATTTGTTTGATCGAGAAGCTTTTGCGTCAGGATTGCAATAAAGGTATATTTTTTTTGCTTGATCCTCTGAAAGACCAGTTCCTTGAGTAAAAACAGAATAATTAACAGCAGGAATGGCTGTTATTGTCGCTCCTTGCATACATCTATTGTATGCGGTTAAAAAACTAGGACAATCTTTAGCGCTATTCCATACAGAGAATTGAAATGGAGAAAGGCAAGCTATAACCTCATTGTTAGCTCCAGCGTACAGAGGATTTGGTTGACGCATATAAGCTGGGCCGTTCGCCCTATTAGCTATAACATTCCTTACCGCGGTTTGTCCATCAACTGGTTCTCCTTTGCACTCACCATTAAGCGTTGCTAATATTACGTCAGTCTCGCTTTTAGTACAAATAAAAGACTCAATAGCAGACATAGCAAATTTTAATTTGTCTAGAATATTTTTCATAACATTTTATACACTAACGATATAGTTGTTTAACTCTCTTTCAATGTGTATGTGATTGTATTGAGATCCAATTGATGGAAAAAAAGGAAACATTCTACACGTCAACAAACTCCTCTAAGCATGAAGCTTTAGAAAATCATGCCAAGTCTATGTCTGAAGTAAAAGCCGACCAGATGGCATTTGGCGGATTTTATTCAAACGTTGAAGACGGAATATCTGTAAGACCACCTTTCACAAGAAAGGCATGGGAAAGATTTAGACCAAACGAGAAAATACCAACAAAAGACGCAGAGGTAATGACAGCGTGTAGAGAGGCTTACGAAAGCGTTGGTCTTATAAGATCAGTCGTTGACCTTATGACGGAGATAGCCGTTGAAGGCCTAGACCTAGTTAGCGAAAATGAAGGAATTCAAAACTTTTTTAAACAATGGTCGCTAAAGACTAATATAAAAGAACGAGCTGAAAGGTTTGCAAATTACTTTGTGGTAGAGGGAAATGTGGTTTTAGGAAGGAAGTTTGAGTCTATAGATACGCCTTCTGTCAGAAGAATGAAGAGAGATTCTGCGAATGCAGCAAAAAAATCTAAAATACCTTTATCATATACATTTTATGATCCACAAACAATAGTTCTTATTGGTGGAGAGGCCGCTATATTTTCTGGAATAAAGCGATGGGGAGTTAAAATAAGTTCAACAAACATCTCTAACTTTAAAGCGCTCATAAAATCCCAAGGCTCAGATGTTATATCAAATGTTTCAGATGAAATTAAAAAGGCAATAATAAACGCAAAAACCGGAGCGGATTTAACCATTCAGTTTCCAGAAGATGAAATATATGTAGCGCATTACAAGAAAAAGGACAGCGCTGTTTGGGCAAAAAGTTTTATATATAGCATACTTCACGACGTAATATATAATGAAAAATTAAGAATGGCAAAAATAAGCGCCTTAGACAGTTGGTATAATTCTGTAAGATTATGGCGACTAGGAGATCATAAAGAAGAAATACTTCCAGACATAGGATCTATAGTTAGACTCTCTAACGTTTTAGAAAATCACAGCGGCGGAACCCTAGACATAATATGGGATTCTATGTTACAGTACGACCAGTATTTTCCACCGATAGAGAAACTAGAAAATTTTACTGAAAACTATGAATCTATGCTTCTAGGTCTTGGCATACATAAAAGCTTAGTCGGAGGTAATGCCGCGTCTAGCGGATCAAACGATTCTTTCATGGGACTAAGAAATCTCATGAAAAGAATAGACTCTATAAGAAGAGCTATTACGGAATGGATACAGTCAGAAATTGATATAGTTTCTGAAGAACTGGGTTTTCAATCTAAGCCAAAAATAAAATTTAGCGTTGACAATCTTTTTGACCAACCAAGCTACTTTAAGCTTTTAACAGAACTTAATGATAGAAACATAATATCAAATCAAACAATAGTTGAAAAGATTGGCGAAATGTGGGACATAGAAAAAGCAAGAGTAAGAAAAGAAGAAGAGGAGAGAGAATCTGGAGACGTTTCTACAAAATATAGTCCTTTTATTCAAACAGAGATTCCAGACTCAAATCATAAAAAGAATAAAGAAATGTTAAAACTTAAACAAGAAAGCACGACAGTTCCTGTTCAAATTACAGAGGATCCAAAACTAAGACCTGGAAGACCAGACGGTAGCCGAGATAAGGTTAAGCGAAAAGTATCAAAAAGAATAAGGGCTTACGAACTAGCAGCAGCGGAAGATTTCCAAAACAGCGTAGACACGGTTTTAGATGAGTATTTTTTAAATCAATTTAATGCGCAAAACAAAAGACAATTAACCGCTAAGCAAAAAGAGATTATTGAGGCCGCCAAGAATAAGGTGTTTTCAAAATATGGAGGTCTAGAAATTTCAAAAGACGAAATATTTAAAATAGCGAATAGTGATGTAGACTTTTCAAAATTTGAATCGGTTGTAGCAAAGGAGCTTAGAAAAATAGTAAACCCAACAACCGCAAACGCTAGGATGGTTAAAAATACAGTTCTCGCTAAAATGGCTAGCGTCTTAAAAGGCCAATACAAAAACGCTTAATATAAAATCCAGTGTATAACCGAAAGGTAATATAATGAACATTTTTAAATCAGAAGAGACAATATCATCTCTAATTAAAAACAATAAAACAACCTCCGAGGTAAACTACCTAGTTGGCCTAGATAAAAACAAGGGCGCGGAGCTAGCGACAGCATGCCAAGGCAATGCCTGCGCGCTTTCCGCATTAAAAGAAAAAGATTATAAGATAACAGATGATATAATGCCAATATCATCAATTTTAGTCACAGATATATGGAACGCTAACAACGATGTTTTTACAGCAGAAGAAATCGTTAAGGCATACTCAACTCCAGAGTTTAAACCAATAAATTGGATGCACAGAGGATCTGAAGACACAGAAAATGAAAATATAGGCGTTATGGTAAAATCAAAATTAGTCTACGGCGGCTTGCCAGAGATTAACTACATGACAGATGAAGAGGTTGGCGTATTTAATACAGAAGGCAATACTCTTTCTGGAAATGTACACATAAAACAAGATGGTATAATATGGTCTCAATACTTTCCAACATACGCATCAAAGATTAAAAATGGAATTGGAGAAGGGAAAATATACGTCTCCATGGAGTGTTTTTTCGAAGATTTTGGCTACTGCCTTAGAAAAAATGAAGACGATGAAAACCCTTTATTTATAGATAGAACAGACGCTACGTCACATATTAGCAAAGATCTAACTTCTTATGGTGGTAGTGGCAAGACAAAGTATAAAGGTAAGAAATACCAGGTCGGTAGATGGCTTAAAAATATAATTTTTTCTGGACAAGGAATAGTTTTTGAGCCAGCAAATAAAAGAAAGGGTAAAATATTGAGTATAATAATAAAAGATGAAAATAAATCAAAAGCGGATGTAATAGGAGTTGATCCAGCTGCAGTAAATCCACCAACAGCACCAGTACAAGCTCCAAATACAATCCTAAATCCATTAGAAACTCAGATAACAAACACGCAGAATCCAACCCTCGTATCAACCCCATTAGAGCTTGCAAAAAATATAAATATGCCAAAAACAAGTGAAGATCCAGCAGACGGTCTTCTCTTCTACACGGCAAAGGAAGCAGAAAAGGTTGGTGAAATAGAAATGGGCTGCACTGGTTACCATTTATACCAAGAAAACAGACACTCCGATAATCCCCTTTTATATGCTAAATTGATCGCTGATCCTTCAGACTTAGAAAATCAAATGAAAATCGCTAGATATAGACCCTGCGCCGACGAGAGAGAGCTTAGATTTGTTTTACAAGATATGGCAAAAAAGGGCCTAAGTCTAAGAAGAGGAGGGCTTATTACTCCTACACAGACAACATCTTTTCAACCAAGTGTTCCAGGAGGAGGCGGGGAAGACATAGGCGGAGTAATGACATCGGATACTACTACTGGTCAACCAGGCGGAACAGATATGGGTCAGACACAAAGCCAAGACAATACTTCAACAAACAATGGTTTATCAGATAATTATAAAAAAGTGTATGAAAATAAAAGAGAGGCTAAATTGGAAAAAATAACAGAAGAAGAAATCGAACAAGTAATGGATCTTGCCACAGGCAAGATATCAGAGCTTTCCGCTGAAAACCTGGAGTATGAAAAGGCTATAGCCGAGGCAACGGAATATATAGAAAAACTAAACAGCCAAATTAAAGAACTTCAGGCATTTGCAGAAGAAGTTGAAAAAATAGCAGATAAAGCCAATGCTCAAAAGACTGTCGCAAAAAGAAAGACAGAACTAGAAAGCATTGTTGGTTTAGATCTTCTAGATATATCCGACAAAGACATTGAGGCTATGGACGAAGGATCATATGCTATACTCAAGAAGTCTATGGCGAAAACAGCTTCAGCTATAGATAAGGCCGCCGAAGATTTAGAGAAGGCAAAAGCTGCCTCAGCCGCAATTAGTCACAAACCAAGACAAACTTCAGCACCAATGGTCGTTTCCTCAGAAGTTATTGAAACAAAGAAAAACTCTGCGGAAGCACTAATAGGTTTTGCTTTTTCGAAGAAGCGATAATTTCTCCGAAAAATAAAAACAGTGTATATTTAACAAAGGTAAAAAAATGGCATTAAAACCCGATAGAAACATAGTAGATGAAGACATTTCATTCTTTGCTGCCACTGGCTGGGCCTACGGCTCAGCTAGAGGCGGTGTTGTCGTTCCTACTGGTAATACTGTATCTGGACCATCAGGCGCAGCCATGGATCAGTCTGTAAACCAGGTTTGGTACGCACTAAACCCAACTGGAGCTAGACCATTAGGTATTCTAATGAACGATGTAGTAAACATCGATCTAACTAGACAAACCCTCAACCCATACAAGAGCGAAGCTCAGGTTGGCGATAAGGTTCTAGTCGCTAGAAAAGGTTATGTTGTAACTAACTTAGTTTATCCAACCGGTACGATTAGAGTCGGCGCTCCAGCTTATTTAGGAACTTCTGGCTATATATCACCAAATAGCGGCGTTCTTCCTGGCTCTTGGGGCGCGGCCAATCTTACAAACGCTTTCGAGATTGGTAAATTCCTTTCTCTACCAGACGAAGACGGATATGTAAAGGTCTATGTTGATTTATAATTTGAAAGGAAATAACACACAATGAAAAACTCAATAAAAGCAAGCGTAGATTCAACCGACCTTACACCAGAGGCGAAAAACCTTCTTGTTTCAGCTGGAAGCAATGACAAAAACGTTGCTCTAAAGGCTCAAGCTCAGATCGCTAAAGGCATTGCGGCTGCTCTTAACGAATACACTCAGGCCGTTGATGGCCCAATCAGAGAGGGTATTCTCGATGGAGATATAGTTTCAGACATCTTCGTTACTGAAGACTTCACTGAAACAACAGATCTTAGAATACCTCTAGATCTTTTAGCTCCTGGCACCGAGAAAGAGCACGTTGCTTACGTCATGCCAGACCATGGCAAGATCCCAATGAGAAGAGTCGAGGCAGATTACATTCAATTGAACACCTATCCAATCGGTAGCTCAATTGACTGCACTAGACGATTCTTAAAGCACGCTCGTTACGACGTTCTTCGAAGAATGATAGAAGTTCTCAACATGTCATTCGTCAAGAAGAACAACGATGACGGATGGCAGACCTTAATCTCTGCAGCCAAGGGTCGTGGTATCATAGCTTATGATGCCGATGCGGCGCAAGGTTCATTCACTCCAAAGCTCATCAGTCTAATGAAGACTGTTGTTAGAAGAAACGGTGGCGGAAACTCTACTAGCGTAGCTAGAAGAAAGTTAACCGATCTTTACATGTCTCCAGAGGCTTTTGAAGACATGTCAAGCTGGGGTCTCGGTTTAGTATCTGATGATATTAGAACTCAGATCCAAAGAAGCGAAGAAGGCGCTGTTAGAGGTATGTACGGAGTCAACTTCCACGATCTTGACGAGCTTGGCGTTGGTCAAGAGTATCAGCTCTACTATACAAGTACATTAGGCGGATCTTTAGCATCTTCAGACGAAGAGCTTATAATTGGTCTTGATCTTTCGCAGCCAGACAAATCATTTATTCATCCAGTTAGCCAAGAAATAGAGATCACAGAAGATGAGAATCTTCACAGACACGGTCTTGTTGGTTTCTACGGCTCAATGGAAAGTGGATGGGCTGTTCTAGACGTAAGATACGTATTAGCTGGTTCGTTCTAAAGCGAGAGTTTTGTTTGTGAAAAGCCCCCGTTTATCGGGGGCTTTTCTTTTGTGTATTAACAAACATGGCGCTAGCTTATACATCATCAAATGCTGTCCCTACTTCAACTAAAGCTTTTTTAGGAAAAGGTCCGCTAGTTCAACAATCAATGAATTATGGACAGGCTGGTTCTGTAGCGGAATCACCAAGCGGTTTTAACTTAATAGAATTCACTAGAAAAGTACCCTTTTCAACAGGTATGAACGTAATACCAACTGGACAATATATTTATTCTATTGATGACAACTTAAAGGGACCGTTCTTTAAGATGTTAGTTGTAAATCCTGGAATAGCTAATAAAAATGTTATATTCGCAGGAATAAATGCTATAGGAACTGGTACAGTTAATATGTCTACAGGACTTGGTATTCCTATAAGCGGCGGTGGAAGCTATGAATTTGGCGGTCTAGGAACAGCACCTGTTAGAAACCTTTGGGTGATGTCATCACCAGGACAAACTGCCACCGTCCAAGTTTATGGTCAATATGACAACCTAGAGGCTCTATAATGGCTACAGACCTATCGCCAATGGTAACATCTTTAAGACTTTACATAGGCGATGTGTCATCACCAAATGTTTATTCTGACGCTACGCTAACTCAATTTATAATATTAGCAGCTCAGCAAACGCTTGGCGAACTTACTGTTGTGCCAAACACCTTCACTATAGATATAACAACTTCAACAATAGACCCAAACCCGTCTGCAGATGGTTCAAATCAAGGATTGGCCAGCCTTTTTATACTCAAGGCAGCGGTTATAATTGCAATGTCTGAAATGAGAAAAGATGTTGCTAAATTTGGTGTTAGAATAAAAGACGATCTTACATCTTACGATGGAACGGCCGCCTTAAAAGGCAGACAGGACGCCGTTAAGATGTTTATAGAAAATTTTGAAAAAACAAAATGGGACTGGGAAAGAGGCAACAAGTATGCAGGAAGAGCAATACTTGGGCCTTACGAAAGCGCCGATCTTGGCTATACAACAACCAACTTCACCTACTATCCAGAGTACGGTCCGTCTAGGAGGTAAAATTGTCTTACATTCCAGAAGATATAAAACAGCTATGGAAAGAGGCTGCACAATCTTTCAATGCACAGATAAGCGGGGTAGGTTACGCTTGCCTTCTCACATTTAATAATGAGATACGGGCTTCTTCAACAATAATGAGCGACACTGTAAGCTCAAAGCCAAGATTCATACCAGCCATGGGCGGATTAAGCAGCCCGCAACAAATTTACGGTTATCAAGAGACAAACTTTACGGCCTCTAGCGGATTTTATCAAGCTGAGACAACAAAAATTATTGAGGGAAGGGTTTATGGCGCAAACAAGGATTTCGATAATGAACTAATAGCCCAGGGTTCTGCGAATGTATGGAAATTTGTTTGCGATAAAAAGCATATACCGGATCTAATGAGGGCTACGAACGCCACATTTTATAATGGGTCATCAAAAGAATTCAAAACCAAACTTTTTAGGCCGCCCATTTCTTATGGACTTGGGCAAGACGTAAACTGCATATCATTTTGGGTTGATGTCTAATGGCAAAAAGAGGACAAGAGAGACCGCCAAAAGACAGGGTTAGAGATATTCTTATAGATATAAGCTCTAGCACAGCTATTCAAGACGGAGGATTTGTTGTAAAAACCCTGTCTGAAGTATTAGGCATAACAATACCAGAAATTATATTAGGAAATATATGCAGATACTGTGGGCCTGTTCTAACTAGAAGAGCTAACACATACATAAGAAGTCAAATATTAAGCAAGATACGTAAGCATCCAAATATAAACTTTTCAGAAGATATCTTCTACAGAGGGGCTTTAGGTATACCAAAAAGATTCAATAAAGATAACTTTAAAAAACTTTTATATAAAGCATTAACTGTAGAAGTTACCGCTTGCGGATATCTTTCAGATTCAAAAATAGGAAGGGCCGCTAGGAGAACAGTAGGAGGCGTAGAATCTTTAGCCTCTTATAGAAAAGAGAAAGCCACAAGTGTTAAAGAATTAAAAGCAAATCTAGGAAGAGTTGTTCAGAAACTTTATGAGGAAACAAGTTTTAAGGTTGGTGGCAGAAAAAGAACAGGCAAAAGAAACTGGCTTTACGAAGCAAATACTGGAAAGACTAAAGTTGACGGCTTTTCTGTTTTTCCAGGCCCAGGCGAAGGTTTAATTAATGGAGGGCAGAGTTATACATCTTCAAACACTGGAAATACTCTTTCAAGATACAGTAGATCAGGAACTCATATAATGATAAGCGGGGGTGGTTATAACCCAAATGAGTGGCGGCCAAATCCAGGAGAAACAAACGTAATAGAAAATATCTTTGTAAGAAGGCTTCCAGGATTGATAAAATCAGTACAGACAACTGGTTTAAAAGCTTGTTTAAATAAAATCAAAAGCAGACTAAAAAAACAGGCGGAAAGACAGGCTAAGCTTAGATTATCGGCAGTGCTAGGAAGACAAGGCGGCGGATCTATTAGTGTAAACAGGAAAGAAATTTCTTCAGCTAATACAGTTATTTCGCAAGATTCGAAACAAATAAATGCAATTAAAGCTATAGAAAGCTCCGACATATCAAACCTCAACATAGAAGCATCTATAAATCAAATCCTAGGAACAAAAAAATTTACAAAAATACAGTTAGATGTCTTTATAGAAAGAGGCAAAGGTCTTGGTTTAACTGTGCAGCAAACTTTGCAAACAATAAAAGAGGGGTTGGGAATATAAAAATGTCAATATTCAGAGGAATAAATAGATTTGGTGAATCAACAACTAGAACGATAATCAGAGAAAATATTATGGCTAAACTTTCTCAGGCCATGATAGATGCTGGTGGTTACTACAACTTTCCAACTGGCGTTTTAGGATTTGATGGAAACGATCTTTCGCTTTTAAGACCGTCTTACAGACCAGAGTATGCAAATTTTAGATTTTGGGCTGGTAATAGCTCAAACTGGGTATGGGAAACCCAATCCCCAACTTATACTGGTGGAGCAGCACCAATACAAATAAGCGGAGTGCATATATCTGGAGTTTTTTATCCAGAAAAAAATGGCGGTCATTATGATCACTATATTGATTATGCAAGGGGCGGCGTTGTTTTTACAAACCCAATGCCTTCAGGCCTTCAGGTAAGATGCGAAAGGTCTGAAAGAGTTGGATTTATATATCCTTCAATTGGTCCAGAGTACAGAAAAATATTTAATGCACACTTAAGGAACTGGCAAAATAGTCCTCCAGGATCAGGTTATGATGAAATTACACAAGAGGTTAAGGCCTTTATGCCAGCCGTATTTGTGGACATTAAAAGAACGGACGGCGAAGCCTATGAGTTAGGCTCTGCAGTAAGAATAGATCGTTTTTCAATATCTTTTGATATCATAACTGAAGATACTATTTTCTATGATTTTTTAATGGATTGCTGTAACTCTCTGCAAGACCAAACTATAGCTGCTTATAACGTAGATCAGGCTAGAGCAGGTAATGCGTATGGATTAAACTTTGACGGAACCTTAAATCCAAATAGAAAAAGCTTCGATCAAAGATCGGCTAGTTATCCATGGAAAACAATAAGATTTTTAGGAGACGCCTCAGAAATAGATACTTTTATGGCCTTGCCAGTGATAAGAGGAGCGGTAGCCGTTGATTTAGAAGTAATAATTTAATTGTGTATTCTAAATGAGAGATAACATAAAATGTCCACTAGACTATTAAACAATAACAGACTTTTTTACGCAATTGAGGCAATAGGATTTGCTCCATTTAGCGGTGTAGGAACAACTCAAGCCACTCTACAGTCAGGCTTTCTAATGGCCTCTGGAGTTCAGAGCGTTGGTATAGACACATCTTTTAACATTGAGCAAGTCTTCCAGTTAGGTCAGTTAGATATTTACGCTAACATGGAAAATATTCCAAACGTTGAAGTAACTGTAGAAAAGGTTCTTGATGGAACTTCTTTACTTCAGCACTTAGCAACACCATTAACTGGCCAAGGTTCTGAGCTTCTCTCTAGATACAGCAACCAGAGATGCGATGTTGCTTTTAACGTATATAGAGACTACTTATCATCAGCTAGCGGCGGTGGCACATCAGCTGCAGGTGATCAAAACATTCATCAGTGCTATATGAGCGGAATGTATGTAAGCTCAATCAACTTCAATTTACCAACTGATGGAAACATGACAGAGTCCATAACACTAGTTGGTAATAGTAAAAACTGGAAAGCCGGAGCTGCTGTTGGTACAGGTATAATGGATTTTAGACCAAAACAATCCCAGAGTTCTGCTCCTCCATTAAGCGGCTTAGTGATGAGACGGCAGAACATAGTGTTTGGTACTGGAACCACGGATTCAGACACTAACGTTTCTTATCTACCAAAAGAAATTCCAGGTATAGATTCTACAGGATTCAATAGGGTTTATGGGGCAAGCACTCTAGCAACTGGAGTTTACGCTGGGTTCGGCGCTCACGTTCAAAGTATTCAGGTTTCTGCAGACCTCGGAAGAACTGAGCTTTTTGAATTAGGAAGACGCGGTCCTTATCACAGATACCTAGACTTCCCAATCGAAGTAACTTGTGCAATTGAAATAATTGATACTCAGGGCGACTCAATAATTGCTAGAGAAGAGTCTCAATCAAATCTAACCGACCAAAGAATATATCTTGTTCTTGAAGACGGGACAACTATAGATTTAGGTAACAAAAACAGACTTACTTCTGTCAATAATTCAGGTGGAGACACCGGTGGAGGAAACAGAACATCTACCTACAATTACAGCAACTTTAACGCGTTAACAGTAACTAGAAGAGCAGGCTCTGGCGTTTTAGGATTAGGTCCTGCGGCTCCTGGTAAAGCAGATCCAGCGGATGCAGTTGACGCAGATCCGTTTGAATTTGGTGAAGTAGCAACTTAATTTTAAGGTGCGATGGGCTAATACTCATCGCATCACTTATGACAGATAAAATATTGTTTTGCCTTTTATCATCCGCTATAATATGCGGTTGTAGGCAAGACAAAATAACTCAGGAAAAACCACTAATCGGTGAAAGCTTAGTTTTTCATGAATTTGAGGAATTAAAAGAAACAACTCACACGGAAAATTCAATATCCGATTTGAAAGATAAGAGAAATATTAATTTTGGTGAGTCCTCAGAAGCACTTAGGCCAGAACCACAAATTCAGTCTATTTCAGAAAAATCAGAAGTACAAGAAAAAATAGAGTTAAAAACAATCTACAATGAAGAAAGGAGTGAAAAAATGGAATTAATATTAAGCTCAACACTTGGAACAATTTTTTATACGATTACCGTTTTTGTTGCTGGAGCGCTTGTTGGAGCGCCGCTTTGGAATTGGATTTCCTCAAAGTTGCCATGGAATAAATGAGTAAAAAAAGCAATATCGAAATGAAATTGCGCCAGATAGTATCTGGCTTTTTTCATATAAAATTTAAAAACAAACTTTTTAAGTTTTTTGAGCCTACAAACGCTCTTTATTCAGAAGTAGCATTTCATACAGAGTCTTTATACGAAGATTTAAAGGTCGAGGGCTTCTTAACTGAAGAAGAAGAAGAGCAGATCCTGAAGGACAGAGGTTTATGGTCTGATGAAAAAGAAAAAAATCTTAAGCAAATGCAACAGGATCTAGAAAAACTTTTATCAGAAAGACACAAGTATAAATATCAATCTAAGGCAATAGCCTCTATAGACAAAGCAATAAAAACCCTAGAGGAATCTATAAAGCAGTTGCTTGATATAAGAGGTTCGCTTTTTTATCACACAATTGAATATCAAAAGTCTTATAGAACAAATGTAATACTTATAAGCGAGTGTTTAAGAAATAGAGATAACACTAAGGTTTGGTCTTCTTTTGAAGAACTAGAAAATAACGTTTCGGCAAGTGAGATAGATGAATTGATAGTTTTAACTTCAAAAAATAGATGCACAACTGCTGAAATAAGAAAAATGGCTAGAACCGAACCTTGGAGAACAGTTTGGAAAACGGCTTGTAAAACATCTAGTAATATATTTAACAAGGCCATAACAGACATAACAAAATCTCAATACGAGCTTTGCTATTGGTCCAACGTTTATGACTCGGTTTACGAAAGCTCTGATTATCCAGGACAGGAAGTAATTGACAACGATGAAATGTTAGATGACTGGTTTATATTGCAGTCAGAAAAATATGGAAAATCGAAAAAAGAAAATAGTGAATTTACTCAAAATAAAAAAATAGCAAACGCTTCTGAGGTTTTTATGGTTGTAGATACTCCTGACGATGCAAAAAAAGTGTATTCAGAATTGAACACTAGCAACGCAGAGGAAATAATCAAAAAAAGGATGGCTAAGATAGATGAAAAAGGACATGTTGCTGAACACGAATTTGCGGACGTTCAGCAAAACATGCAGATAGAGCTTAATAAACTAAATTCCAAGGCTGCAAATGGAAAAAGATAACATCACAAGGATATACATAAATTATCAAACTCCAGACGAGACGGCAGAGAAAATACTATGCAAGTTAGTCGAGCTTCATTTTAAAACTGTTTTTGTTGGAGCCGTGTTTCAAATAGAAAAAAATTTCGGCCATTTATGGGGAGAAGACGAGGAACTATCAGAAGATGAAATGACAGAAGAGCAAAAGCTCTGGTACGAAAAATTTTTGGAAACAAGAGACAGGATATTTGACCAAGGTAACAAAGAGAAAAAACAGGCAATAGCAAAGATAAAAAACTTCACAATAAAACCAAAGGAAAAATAAATGGAAGAAAAGAAAGTAAAGGTTGGAGAAACGGAATTCACACTAAAGAAACCGAGCAGCAAAATAAGAAAAGAAAGTGACTCTATTTACGCGAAGTCGTACAGAAGAGCAATAGCTGAAGGGTTCTTTCTAGAAGCTGAGATAGAAAACATAATAAAAGAGCGAGGTATAAAGGCGGCGAATCAACGCTACAAAAAAGAAATAGACGAAAAGATAGAACATCTTGAGTCTAGATTTAATAAAAACGATTTTGCCTCTGTTGAAGAGGGTGTGGAGAAATATTCTGAAATAGCCGAACTCAGAAAAGAACTAGAAGATCTAGATCAAGCAAAAAGAGAACTATCAACTCAGTCTGCGGCAATAATAGCAGAAAATGACAGATTTGCGTACTTTGTTTACGCTTGTTGTTTTACTTCAGAAAATGAAAAGGTTTGGGATACTTTTGATGATTACAAAAATGATATCTCAGAAATAGCAGCAGGATTATCGTCAGAAATGATATCTTTTATATACGATGGAGCAAGCGCTTTGTTAGAGGAGCTTGCTAAAATACGACCAGAGAATATATGGCGGGCATCTGTTTCAAAAACCAAAGAGGAAAGTCCAGAAGATACCAAGCCTAAGAAATCTAAGAAATTAAAACCAACCCAATAATAGTGTATTCTTATTGACAAGAGGATACTTTATTGGAAAATTTTCTGCTGAATTTTGCAGCCCAAATAGATGTAGGAAGAATTGTAATAAGCCCAGGCGTAAAAAATACGCTTGCGGCTTTAGGCAAAATAGGCGGCGGAACAACAACTAGCAAGGTAAAACAAACAGTAGAGCTTGATGTAAAGACTATTGGAAGGGTTAGTGATCTCGGTTCAGATCTAGCAGCGCAACTAAGAAAATCTTTAGATAAGATAAAGATAACCCCAACAAAGATACTAGACGAAGCCTCTCTTTCAAAAGTAAACTCTAGACTAGAACAGATTCCTGTTATAATAAAATCCATAAATGCAGCAATAGCTGGGATCAAGGCTGTTCCTTCTATCGTTCCAGAGCCAGAAAGAGAGCTAGGCAGATTATCTACATTAAGAAAATCCCTTAAATCTATAGAGGCTGAGGCAAACAAAGCTCTTAAGCTACAATTCTCTCCAGAGCTAGGCCAAATAAGAGGCTTTGATTCAAGCATAGCAAAGGCTAGAAGCAACGTAAAAAATCTTCAGGATCAGTTAGATAAGTTAAAGGCCACCCCATCAAAAAGCCTAGACGTTCAGAAACAAACTGAAGCAGCAAATGCCGCATTTCTAAAAATGCGGGATTTAAGACAGCAAAGAGCGGCCCAAAAAAATCTTTCTCCAGATGAGAAGCTAGCGCTTCAAGCGCAGGAGAAAGCCGCTAGGGACGCGTTAGCAAAGCTAGAGACAAGAAGAGCTTCTAGTAAAAACGTAACACAACAGATAGCTGAAGCGGAGGCAAAAAGATCTAAAGGAGCCACGGCTCAGTTTAATTTAGGATCTAGTTTAAGATCCGAACAAGAGCGGGCTAAAAAGGAAGTAGAACAAGCTAGAGCGCGTTTAGAAGCCGAGCAGGTAGGCCTTTCTAGAATCCAAGAGCAATCAGCAGCTAGATCTTTAACACCGGCGCAAACTAAAAACATAAAGGCTAAAGAAGCGGCAGTATCTTCAGGGGAAGCAAAGAAGGCTGAGATATCGAAGGCTTTTGACCAAATAAATAAAGAAATAGCCGACTTACTAGACAAGGAACGTAAATCAGCTCAAAAGGTTATAGACGACTATAACAAGAAAAAGGCAGAAGTTTTACAACAATTTAAGGGTAAAAGAAAAGATCTACCAGCTAGAACCAAGGCGCTAGAAGCTCTAGAAGCACAGTTCCCAAACCTGTTAGAAGCCCAAAGCGCTTTAGATTTTTCTGGTTTTGAGCCAAAGACCAAAAAATTTCAAGAACTTAAAAAGAAGAAAGAAGCCGCAGCTCAAGCGTTTACCGAGTCAAATCAAGGAGTTGAGGCCGCAAAGAAAGAACTTGAAGCGACTAGGGCTAGTGTCCTAGAGGAGAACAAGAAAAAGGCTGTCACAAAAGAAGTCTTAGATCAGCAAAATAAAGTTAATGAGGCTGCCAAAAAACTTGCGGATATTGAAAAAGCTTCACAAGAAAAAGTTAATAAGCTCAGACAAGATTACGAAGCACTAGGAATATCGGTTGCTAAAGCCGCCGAGAAAAAATCACAATTAGAAAAACTCAAGTCAGAAGGAAAGACTGGTCTTGAAGGAATAGATGCGCAGATTGAAAAAGCAAAAAAATCACTGAATGAAATTCAGCAAAAACTTGTGGTTTCTGGGGAAAGCCCAAAGCTTACTAGAGCTTTTCAAGATGCAAGAAAAGAATTTGGCTCAGCTCTAGCGAAGAGAAAAGAAGCCCTTGACGCTCAAAAGACGGTAGAGCAAGAAATACTTAATCTAGAAAAGCAGATAAACGCGCAAAAAATAATTCAAAGAGATCTAGAAATACAACAAGGCGCAGCCATACTAGCGAAGGCTGGCAATTTAAAGCAGGACATAGCCTTAAGAGAAAAAATAGATGGCTTGATAAATAAGGCTATTATATCTGAAAAAAATCTACAAAAACAAATATCTGATTCTTACGCTAGAGTTGGGAAAAACGCACCACAAAAAACCGAGGCAGAACTTAGAGCCTCTGCGCTATCTAGACTAGGAGTCTCAGAATCAGAAATAAGCCGTCCTACTGCACAAACATTAGAGAAAATAAAGGCGGCTAGGCCATCGGCTGCGGCTGGAAGGGCTGATGAACGCGTTTCCAAAATCGAAACATTAGACTCACAAGAAAGACTCCGAGTTCTCAATGAGAGAATAAGAGCTTTGGCCATAAGAAGAGCTGATACGGAAAGAATTAACATAGAGTCGCTTAAGGCTTCTGGAAAGCCATTTGGTCCAGTTACCCCAGTAAGCACAATAGAAGAGTCTATAAGAAAAAGCGTTTTTGCTACAATAAAGCCATCTGATCAAGCCTCAGAAGTAAGCGCAATAAGAAACGTAAACACTTTAATTAAAGAGCAGGTTGAGCTTAGAAAAGAGGCAATCAGACTCGCCTCACAAGAAAAGGAAAACAGGAAGATCGCTGTAGATATTGAAGCTAAAATCAATAACTTAGTGGCCAACGAAAATAGAAATAGGGGTAGAATAAGAACAACTTTTGGCTCGCAAGGTTTTAATTTCGATCCGACCACTGGATTAGCGGCTAGAGTTGTAGCTCCAGGACAAGCCGCCCCAAGCCCAATAAATGTTGCTGGACCAAAAGGAACAGCTAGAGAAGCAGTCCTGTCTAGAATAGGTATTTCGGAAGATGAGTTGAAGGCAGGTGGTGCGGGTGTAAGAAAAAAGATAGCTGATTCAGAATTGAGAATAGCTGAAGAAAGAAGAAAAGAATTAGAAAGCGCAAAAGTAAGCGCGAACAGAGCTGTAGCCGCAGAAGACCTAAGAAGAAGCCTCGTAGAGTTAATTCAAAGAGATCTAGATTTAGCGAGAAGAAGAGCGGCGCTTTCTGGCGGACCAGCACCGAGTTTAGCACAATCTTCAGCTAGAGTTCTTGGCAGCACATTTGGTACTGGCACTGGACCAAGCCTAGGGACAGTTAATCAGGCAGTTGCTGCTTTTTCTTCTGGAAGTGACGCAGAGGCAGTGGCGGCAATACGTAGGGTATCGGACGCTAGAAGAAGACAGGTAGAGGTCACAAGACAACTCAGAGAAGAAGAAAGAGCTGCTGCAGAGGCAGCTAGAAATGCTGCCACAGCGCAAAGAACAGAAACAGACAGGAGAGCTAGAGCTATAGAAAGAATAAACGCTCTAATTGAAAGATCAACTCTGCTGTATGAGCGTCAAATTAGAGCGTCAAACGCACTAGCTAGATCTGGAGTTCCAGGTCTTCCAACCCAGCCAGTCGATCAAGCGGCTTTAAGAGCTAATGCTTCTAGATTAATAACTCAGGGCGCAGATCTTACAGGCCTATCTTCAACCGAGCTAGCTAATTTAGAGAGATCTGGAAGAGGTAGATTGCGGGCACAACAGGCTGAACTAAGAGAGTTTAATTCAGCTGTCAAGGAGGTTAGTGCTGGAACTAGATCTGCGTTCGAGTTAATTTCAAAGTATTCAGACAACGCTTTTGATAGATTTGGCGCTAGAGTTGGTCTTGCTAGTGAAAGATTGGCGGCTTATGTAATAAGCGGCGCAGGCTTATACTCAGCGATAGCAGCAACTAGACAGGCTATAATAGAAACCGCGCTTTTAGAGAAAGAAATTACTAGTGTGCAGCAAATTTTCGACACTTTAGGCAAGAGTGGTGGAGAGAATGTGGGATTGGCTGCAACATTTGATGCTGCGGCAAAAAGAGCATCTGATCTAAAAGAACAAGTTTTAGCGATATCTCAGGTCACTGGAGCCAGGCCTGTAGAAATAGCTCAGTCGGCCAAAACACTTGCTGCGGCAGGATTTGCTGATCCTCAAAAGGTTGGTTTTGCAGAAACAATATCTGCGGTTTCTTTCGCCACACTAGGACCAAGCTTTGGTAACAGTCAAGAGGTTATAGACGGTCTTATTGCTTCTATAAACCAGTTCAATAGAAGCTTATCAGAAACACCATATATTTTAGGTCTCGTAAATCAATTCTCAAAAGATTATGCCGTTGAAGCTCAAGACCTCTTCGAGTCCATAAAGAGAGGTGGTGGCGCTTTCAGTGCTGTAGGGGGAAATTTAGAAGATTTTATAAAGCTTACTACCATAATTAGAGAAACTACAAGAGAAGCTGCGCCAGTAATAGGCACGTTCATTAAAACACTTTCCTCTAGACTTTACTCAACCGCTGCAGAAAATCTTTTCGGTCAGCTAGGCATAGATACCAAAAAGATAACAGATCCTTACGAAAGACTACTTGAGCTAGCTAGAAAGTTAAAAGGCTTAGGTGAACAAAATGTTCTACCGCTTTTGGCAAAGATAGTTGATAGTCGTCAGGCTGGTCGTTTTGCTTCTTTAGTCAAGGCACTAGGAGAGTTCGACACAAGGTTTGGAACAGCTGAAGAGATAAGAGCTAAAGCCGTGAATTCTATCGCGGAAGATGCCAAGAAAAGATTAGATGATATAGGTCCGACTATAGACAGAATAAGAAACAGTTATTTTAAATTTGTAGAAAATATATACAACAATCCAGCAACTAAAGCTCTTCTAGATATACCAGCTGGTCTTTTAGGCGCTCTTTCGGAGGTTCCAAAGCTAGGATTTTCCGTTGGTAAGGCAGATTTTAACGCCGCAAATTTTATAAATCCTCTAGCGCAAGGTGGCGCCGCAATAGGTATAGCAAGCATAATAAGAGGTTCTATAAGAGCTTTCCAACAAAACGGTCTTAGCGTTAGATTAAATACTGCATCACTAGATCAGCTTAGAACATCTGTTAACGCATTAACACTTCAAATGGGCGGTAGAGCTGTAGCCCCAACTCAAGGCGGTGGGCAGGCTGGACGAGGAGGGGGTATATTTGCTGGATTCAGAGGTGGTGGTGGAGGGGCCGCTATAGCTCTAGCGGGAGCCACCCTAATACCAGGTTTAGTCAACTCCATCCTGCCAGCCTTAGAATTAGAATCTGATACTTCTAGAAGCATAGCAGCTGGTGTTCAAGGGGGAACTCTCGCTGGAGTTGTGGCGTCCTCACTAGGCGCGGGATTAAGAGGAACGGCTATAACTGCAATTATAGGGGCAGCGGTTTCCGCTGCAGCTTCTGAATTTGAAAATAGGAGACAGGAAAGACTAATATTAGATCAAAAAAGGCAGGCGGAGTCAGCAAAAAGTATAAGCGAATTATTTGATATAGGAAAAACGGGTGATATAAAAAGAACTAATGTTTTAGGACCAACAAAAGAAGCTAGAGCTTTTATCGCTGGAATAGTTCAAACAAACAAGTCTACAGAAAAATTTAAAGATATCATCCCTAGTCTCTTATTAGATCCTAGCTTAGAAAAAAACAGAGTTCAGATAGCTAAAACGCAGGCTGAAATTGATAAAGCCGCAAGAAATACAGGTTTAGATCCAGAAGTTTTAAAAAATAGCATCAAGGATTTGTCTCAAAATCTAAGAACCTCATTAGAAAGCGCCCTGATTAAGAGGCTTAAAGACACTCCAGACACTGTTGAATCTAGACAAAAGGCTATAAAAGAGGTTGCTAAAGAGTTCTCAGAAAAAGTAACAATACAGGGTCAAAGAATAGATAGCAATGTAATAGAGAAGTCTCTTAGCGAGCAATTTTTAAAGGTAAATAAAGAAACTAGAGAACTATCTGATTCTTTTGGCGGATTTAGAATAGCTGTGAAATCTCTGTATGAAGAGTCTGAAGTAGCTGGAAGAATTTTAAATACTTTAGGTGCAGCTATAACTAAAACTGTAGAAGTTCAAAACGTAGGAATTCAAAGAGTTCTAGACGCCGCTAATAGGTCTTTAGCATCTCCAGATTTTACAAAAAGATTAACAACAAACCCTTTCGCTTTTCAAACAACTCAGCAACTTCAACAAAGCGCGTCTATAAGCACAGTTTCCAAAACAATATCGGAGCTTTCAAATACTAACCCAATAGATTTATTGTCTAGCTCTATAAAAGAAACGGTTTTAGTCATAGACGGTTTCTTAAATGAAATTTCAATCGCTTCTCCATCAGTTAGAGAGCAGATTATTAGAGCTTTTTCAGATCAGAATTTGAGAGATGTTGGAGGCGTTGGAAAAGAAGTTGAAGAAGTAGCAAATGAAAGTAGACAAACAATTGTATCCCAAAGGGTTACAAACGAAGCGTTGAGACTTCAAACAGAGCAAGCTTTTTCGGCTCTTAAGGACATAGGCCCTTCAAGTAAGAAACTTTTTGATCTAATAACCACATCAGCACCTCTAGGAGTTCAGCCTTTTGATTTAAGAGAGATAGGTAAAGCCCTAACCTCTGGAGAGGCGAGTTCTGGTCTAAGAATACTAGGGCTTCAAGGAGCAGAACAAAAACTAAGAGAACAAGCAAATCTTCTCATAGACAGACAAAACCAATCCATTCAAGCTCAAATACAGGCGTCAGAAGCTTTAATCGCCGCCCTTTTTGAAAGAAGAAATAACGAACTAGAGTCAATAAGACTATCTAGAGATAATCAAATAGCTCTTCTAGGTTTTAGTTCAACTTTAGGTTTTGTTACTAAAGAGTTTGCGTCGGCTCAGGCTAGTATAATAAAGAGTAGGGAAATATCTGTTAGAGAGGCTGGTCTACCTAGCGGAAACATAAGCGGAATATCTAACACGATTAATCTTATAAAGTCTGTTCAGAATGCATTAAGTGGAATAATTAAATCTACTGGAACGCCAGGGTTTTCACAAACAGCCGAGTTCCAAGCTTTAGCTGGACAAATAGCAGCGATTAACAGATCTCTTCCAGGATTTGGTTTAAATAATAAAATCAGCACAGGCGATATTGGAAAAACCGCAGCAGATCTAGCCTCCTCTAGAGCTTTACTAGAAAGATCTATACAGGAGGTTTTTGCTAATTTACAGGATAAATTTAGAAACTTCGGAGAAACCGTAGATTTAATTGGAAACAAGATACAAGCACAAAGAGCAACACTAGACGGTATTATAACTAAGTTATTCTCTGGAGGCCCAGCAGAAAGGGCTATAGCAAAGTCTTCACTAACAACTGCTCAGCAAAACGTAGAAAGAATAATAGCTAGACTAAATAAACTAGACCCAAACATTTTGGCTAGCGGTACTGGTCCAAATAACATTCTATCTAGACAGGATGTAGCTGACGCTATAAGTCCTTTAATTTCAAGCCTTTCAGAAAGAGATTTTACTGCGCTTAGAGAGCTTATAAGTTTAGCTGGATCTAACCAATTCACGGCAGGAGGTACTGGCGAACAGATAAAAGCCGCTATTGACGCAGCCTTGTCTAAGATATTACCAACATTTGGTATAGCTGCTGGACAGAAAGATATTGCAGCAAATGTTTCAGCTGGACAAGCAGCATTAAATGAGGCAAATAGAATTTTACAGGAGATAAACAGAGCAAGCTCTGAACAAGCAAATATAATGAGCGGAAATCTAAGCCTAGTTTCTTCCGAAGTTAACAATCTGTCAGCAGCAATAGCAGCAATACCAAAGAAGATAGAACTTGTTGTAAGCGGAATAAACAATGTATCTGTTGATTTTGATATAACTGATGTTCAAACTTCTGTGGCTTCCATTGGTCAAGAGGTATACAAACAGGTTGTTCAAACTCTAACTGAAGGATTTAGAAGAGCCGGAGTACCAGTTCAGTTATGAGTTCAGAAATACTATTAATAGGTTCAGCCCAAGCATTTTTTCTTGGAGCGTTTGCGCCAGTTAGTGGTACTTCTACCTTATTTATATCTGGAACTGGAAATATAGCATCTGGAGCAATGCCGCTTTTCTTAAGGGCGGTTGATTCAAAAAATGCAAATCTAACTCTTACACTTTTAGCTTCTTCAAGAACATACTCATGGGAAAGCCTTGGGGATTATTGGCAAAGATATAACATAGCCTGTGATGTTTCTGCCAGTTATTTTTGTAATGATTGGGAATATATGCCTTACTCGGTGTCTCAAGCGTCGGGTGCCTCAAGCTATATTACTATGTTTACATCTGGAAGCTACAGATCTGCGAGAAATTACCAATTACCCCTTTTCATGTCTTGCTCGGGGGACGGGGTAACAAATAGCAGCTTAAATCTATTTTTATACGCGCAAAACAATGAAACAGTTCATTCTGGTTCTGCTACACTTTTTAATTTAGGTCACGACGTTTCTAGTGGAACTATTGCAATGGCTATAAGTGGAGAGATGCCGTCTTCTAGCGGTTTAATTACAATGGTATGTAATTCTTACGATAGAGCAGAGACTACTATAAAACTTTTTACATCGGGTATATAATATAATATGGGAACGCCACTAACAGGACAAACTCCAGCAGAGACATACAAGGACTTATTAAAGTTAAGCAATAGCAATAATGGTATTGACGGAACCTTAAGATATTTAGGAGATGGTGAAGGCCAAGACTCAACGGTTAAAATATCTACTTCTGGAATCGACGTATCTGGAACAATATATTTATCAGGAACGGTTCTTTCTGCTTCTGTTGATCAAATAAATAAGCTAAACAGAACAGTTGTAGATGGAATTGTCGAGGCTAGCAAGGTTTTAGTTGCAGACAACAACAGGGGTCTTAGCACTCTTGGCGGAGACATAGATTTACTTTCAAATAGCGCTGGTCTTTCTAATGGCGTTGTTTCAAATTTAGGCTTTGGTCCTTTTGGTTATGTAATGAATGACCTAGGATCAACTAGCGGCATAGTAATAAATCCAGCTAGCGGCTCTATTTTTAAAGCTGTAATAAATTCAACAACCACAGCATTGTCTTTTCAGATACCAAACTATGTTTTAAATGATTATTACGCATCTACACCAAGAGCTTATTGGGTAAGACTTTTTGTTGTTCAAGACGCAACAGGCGGAAGGTCAATAACATGGCCTGCTACAGGCCAAGCGAACGGTAATTTATATTTCCCGTCTGGTCAATGGACGTCTGTATCAGAAAGATACCCAAAAATATCTGGAGTATCTTATTCTCCATCATCTGGAGAAATAGACATATTTGATTTCTGGACTTATGATTACGGAGTAAATTGGCTAGGTAATAGAGCAGCTTCTGGGATAAATAGAAATGGCTAACGTATATATTAATGGAAAAAGAATAGTTCCAGCTCCACTGTACGCAATATCTCATGATATTACTAGGACTAACGGTGGAGTAATAATATCCTGCGTATATTCAATATCCCTTACTGGCAGTATTCTAGCAAATAGAGGATATCCGTCTAGCACTGGAGCGTTTTCAACAAGCACTTCAGATGGTTTAGATTTAGATGAATCTTCATCAATCAGAACACAACAACAAAGATTCAAATCTTTACTTAACAAGCAGTTAGCGCTAAAGCAAGAAATTCTATTAGAGGGTTCTGGTTACGGGGAAAATAGAACTGTACAGATAATTAATACGACTGGTGGACCAAATGGTCAAACTAATGATAAAATAGAGTTTAATTATTTTACGTCAAATATAGAATTTGAACCATCTACCACGACAGATATATCAAATTATACCATAACACTACAGGCAAATGATGTAAGATTAAATAACAGAAGTATAAACCCAGCCTCTGGTTCTTTTCAAGATTATTATTTAAGATCCGCTTCAGACACTATGAGTGTCCAAGCATCAAACGATTATGATAACACATATACGGTCACTAGATCTGTAAAGGCTCAGGGTTACAAGCTTTACGATTCAGATGTGGCTGGCAGTACAGTAGGAACAAGCGGTTGGGCTTCTGCTAGGGCGTGGGTAAAATCACAGTTTGGTACTGATATAAGAAGCGCGCCAACATTGGGGCAAACTGGCGAATTTCCAGTTATAACGCTACCAACCAGTTATGAATATGTAAATGCCACAGTGTCCGAAGATGTAGATAGACTTGGTGGCGAATACGGTATAACAATAAGCTGGACATACGCACCAAAAAATACTAGCGGTGTTTATTATTCATCTGATGATTATACAATATCTCATACAAAAACAAACATAGGATCTAAAAACCTATTCAAAATAAGCGGTGTTGTAAAAGGTTATCAAGATAATACTAGAGCAAAAAAGGCTTACGAAGTCGCAAAACTATATTTTGACGAATCTGTAAACATTAGTGCGAACCTTTCAAATAGGATAGCTAATAAACTAGGTGTTGAATCTTCCTCTATCAAAGGACCAGTATCTTCAGTAATAACACATAATGAGTTTGGCGGTTCTATAAACTATGACTTCGATTTTTATCAAAGACCAACGGGTCTTCCAGCGGCTTTTTCAGATGTAGACGTTACGATGTCTAAAAACAACAACGAAAGAATTATTGCTGAGATTGGTATACCAGGAAGAACTGCTGGACCAATAATACAAGACATTAAGACTAAACAGGCTAAAAAGAGATCTGTTAATGCTTCCTTTTTATTGGGCGTTTCAGGGTACGATTTTTCTATTATTGAAGATTTAAGAAGTAGTGGGCTTACTTATTTAAATGATATAAAAGCAACACCAACTGGTACGGAAAACACTCATTTCTGGATGACAGGATTTTCTCATAATCTAGATATATCAAATGGAAAATATTCTATAGACGCTAACTACACGGAGTTATAATAATGGCTGCTGATGTGCAAACAATAAAATTTCTAGGATGCTCTGTTATAAGCTTTACATCATCAATAGGATTCAACGGAAATCCTTCAACATTGTCTGTTACTATGGCAGAAGATTTTGATGCAGGCGATGATTTTGCAGCAGATAGCCATACTATAAACAATGAGTTAGGGGCAACTTATGGCGGATTAGCATTTTCTGATGGAAACCCAGGAACATACGCGACATTTAAAACCCCAAACGACAGTTTTGTTTTTAAAGGCTTTGTTACTAGTTACAGAAGGTCTAAAAGTGTTAGCGGAAACCTGATAAATGTAGAACTTTCAGATCCCAGATTTTTCTTCGCTAATATACCAATAATAAATGATACAAATCTTGCGATAAATAATACAAATTTCACACCAGGTAACTGGAATATAATATCAACACCAGCAATATTCAACAATCCAATAACTCTTGATTGGAATAAATCGGGAGTAAGATTCGATAAATTAGCAAAAGCTATAGAGGCAAAAACTTTTAATTTATATTTGGTAACTGGTATTAAGATAGTTTTTCACCAATCTTTTTATTCTCAACTTATTGGCGGCTACAGATTAAAACAGCAAGCAAGCACCGTTGAAGATGTTATAAACCAAGCGGCAAAAGACGCAAATATAGATTGGTATTTAGAGATGGGCGAGAGTGGAGGGTTAACTGTAGCTTATGTAAAAGGCATAAAAAGAAAAAACCAGTATAATTTTACGTCTAGTAACGGTTTAGAAACTTTTATATCCTCTAGATCAGATAAAGTTGTGAGCTGGGAAGTTGGTAGAGAGTTAAGACAAGATCCAACCACAACTATAGTCACAGGAGACAGGGTAAGAACGCTATGGAACACTAGTCCTAACGGAAACTATCCAGTTTTTTGCGAATTGGGAAACGGAGCCGTTATAGACAGAGCTTTCGTTTGCTTAGATTTCTTAAAACAAGCGGGCTTCTTAACACTTCCAACTGTTAATCTTAACATACCAGAAAGCGTTTTAAGCACATTAGGCCAGCAAAGCGATGAATTTGGTAATACTAGACAAAGATATCCAAGTAGAACTAAAAACCAAGTCCCAAGAACTAGAAGAGGGTATATAGCCTCTGAGTCTATTCTAAGGGCCGCTTTATATAACAAAGCGTCATGGGAAACAGCGGTATGGTATACATATTGCGACGGTGTTAGTGCGTCTACAACACTAGCTCTTACTTATAACACGTACAATAGTTTTGATTTAAATTATGGATTTGATGCACCAACTACCCAAACGCTATCTTCGTTTTCAATGAATCCAAACTCAATTGGTGTTTACGGGCCAGCGTTTGATTTTGACACAGGAAATGTTAATGCAACTATTGGACAAAACGCTAATGCTGTACAAGAGACTCTTAAGGAAGCTGTTTATCAGGCTACTAGAAGATGCGCTGAGGAGTATTACGGTAAAAAGTTTATTTGTAGACTTCCTCAATCAACAATATGTGAAAGTATAGGCTCTAGTTATGAGGCCAATCAGAAAAAAATACCTATAGAATATGATGTGGTAGACACCGCTCCAGATATCGCTTTCTATAATTCTCAGTCGCCTATAGGTTTTCCTAAATCTCTTTTGGACTCTGACGGCAAAAGCTTTAGAGCGCCTAACGGTTTGTTTAGACCGTTCTTGTATGTAAACAATGCTACAATAGCCTCAAGCTTCAATCAGCAGCAATACGAATATTTAGACACAAATTCATGTATATGGGCGTACACTGACCCCAGTGAACAAGGTGGTCAGAATGTTACATTGTATCACTCTGGAGTAAGTGTAGAAACTTACAGATTTGATCCTAGGTTTGCAATAGTAACACTTAACGAACCGATCCTGTTAGGTACTGACGGCTATAGAATGGTAACGCCATCAGCTGTAACGAATGGCGCCGTAATAGGATGGAGCACTGGAACTAATTACATAAGCCTAAGTAGAACTGACAGAAGCGGCTGTTTTTTAGACATGTTATCAAAAGTATTTAACGGTTTTACCATAGTGGCTGCTGATAACGCAGATTTGAATACTAATGGTATTAGGGTAAATGTAAATAGAAGCGTTAAAAAGGTTTCTGTTGATTACTATTTATCACTACAAAATCAGGCTATAGCGCTTCAATCAATAGTTGGTTTGGCTGAAGTTAGATTGGTTAATATAAATGATCACGGTGGATTCTTTATACCTTTAGTTTGGAACTATATCAAATATGGACCTTGGGTTAATGGATCAATAAATTCTAGACCAGTTAACGTTATTGATGATAATAGATTAAATCCGTGGACTTATGGCAATCACGATAGAATGAATGAAGCTGGCGCTATAATAGCTGAAAGAGCAAACACTTTAACTCACACAATATCTTATGCAACTGTAGTAGTGGAAGGTTATCCTGAGTTTAATTTAGGATCTGAAATAACAGACGGAACAAACACGATGGGTTCTATAAGCGATGTAGGAGTCTCTTTTGGGATCGACGGTGTAAAAACTACATACAAATTTAAAACATTCTTTGGGCCTATAGGTTTTTCAAAGAAGTCAGAGCTAGATCAAATATCCCAAAACTCATTCTCATCAGGATCTAACAAGAACACAATAAATTTAGAATCTATATTTGAAAATGTTCAAGAACAAATATATAACCAAAATGGTGGTTTTGGAGGCTCAAACTCAGCATTCGGAACAATTGGTGTTACTACTTTTGTTGGGTCTGTAAATAACGCTGGTGTTAACGGTGGCGTATCTATGAGGCCTGGCGCTGATGTTAAAAACAATAACAGCTCAAATACATCAAACTACGGCAAAACAGCTAAGGCAGAAGCTAGCGCTATATTTATACCATGTACAACTAGACCTCCTTTAACAACTAGAGGGGAAGCTCCTACAATAGAGGGAGGTTTATAGTTTTGATAGTCCCACAAGGAACACATGGATTAAACCCATTTAGAGCTAGATCAGGAAAAGAAGCGGCTAAGCCTAACGTTGCTATGGGAAGCACCCCTGGTGATTACAATGCTTTTGATGCTAGAGGCATGGCCATAAGGTTGCCAGTAATGGTTGCTGGATGGGGTTATGATATTTTTGGAAGACCAGTCCCTAGTAAAGCCGTTGATCTTGTAACTCTAAACGCTCAAGTAGACATGGGCTATTATGGATTTGCCAACGATAACGCATCTGACACAAGAGGATCGCCAGCTCCTTACGGCGCAGAAACGCCGCTAAAAGATTACGTTGGCGGAGCTTTAGATTTAAGATATAATCAAAGACACGGAGTTTGGCAAACAGACCACTCATTCTACGCTAGTATCAAAGCGGTAAACGCAACTGCCTCAACTGGCAATAAATTTTATTGGATATACGATTGGGAAGAGGTTGAAGTAAGATATAACCCAATTAAAAATCAAAACTCTGGAGACCCTTTTGATAGAGGCTTGTCTAACCCAGCGAAAGGAAAAGCAATAAATGTTGCAGAGTTAGTAAAAGACGCTGGTGATAGAAACTATGGATATCTTAGAGCTGGGACGATAATTGAACTAAAATCACATCTAGTGGCTAAGTCTGATGACAGTGACTATACCTTAGAACCTGTTTATCTTTTTAATCACACAGAGGAACAGCCGGTATTTTTACGTATAGATTGGAATTCAACCGTAGGATATCCTGCGCCACTAACAAACGAAGACGCTGGCTATGGCGCAGGCACTTATAATGGTTGTAATAGGTTTTTATATAGAGCAGAAATAGCCTATTTTAATGAAAACACAACTGGCGGGAAATTCGGCGCTCCTTTCGGGGCTTTTACTGGAACTAATATATTTGTTCAATGTATAAATGTAAATGAATGGGGAAATCCGGTAAATGCAAGAGGTGTAGTTGCTCCAGGAATACTGATGGCCACAGGATTAATAACGTATTCTGCAGCAATAAATACTTCTTGGACTGGGTCTAGTTCCGTTGCCGCAACAGGCGCGTATCCTCCTGGTTTTATGATAAAGCCTATATGGCATAACACTATTGTTGAAGCAAAAAGAATGAAAAACCAGTCGGCAGGAAAGCTATCGAGTAACGGTCCATTGTACTACTTTAGTATGGTTAATGGTCATGACGGAGCTTGCGCTACTGGAGCTTGGCCGGCACTAAACAATACTCAAGATGCTGGGCGCGGAGAAAATACAACGGTTCTTAGATAATAAAGTAAAGGTGTATATTTTAATATATGGCAACAGTAACATTTTATGCAAACGAAGGAATAGGCGCTATAAATTCTGGAAGTCAGAACTTAAACGGTTCTGGATTGGGTTTTTTCGGAGCTGGAGGATCAAGCTCTAGCGTAAGAATTGGTGAGTATCAAGAAAGGACTTTTGTTTCAAACGCCAATGGTACTGCCGCTGGTGCTGAAATAGATAACGTTCAGTATGTTAACTCAACTGGAGCCATAATATCTAGAGGCGGAGTGGCTGATGCCACTCTTTGGATAAAAAATATCCCAAACTATAAATCTACCTTAAATATAAGATTTGAGCACACAAGTTCTGTAAGAACGCAGAATGGCAAGATACAGATCTACGATAGATCAAACGTTTCTAACGGCCCCGTTGGTGTTATATGCCAAGCATGTGAAATAGTACATCCAGAAACTAGCCAAGCTGTAGAAGGATCTGGTTCTTCTGCATGGGTTCCCTGCAGTGGAAGCTCTCCATATTTAACGCTTACTGACAGTCCTGGCCTAAGCGGTCTAAGGCCTAGCGGATCAAACACATACTCAACAGTTCATGATTGGTATATGTGTCTTTCAGCATCTCCTACAGGCATAGGGTCACACACAGGCTTTGGACTCTATTTCTCTGTAGAGTACTTATAATGCCGGCTATAAAGTTTAGGACTACAGAATACGAGGCTGTAAGTGGAGTTAAATATTACGATTTAAGTCCTGACTCAATATGCTTTACTAGTACTGGAAGTTCGTTTGCCATTCAGGTTAGCGGCTATTCAGATGTAGCAAATGTTTCACCACTAGGGTCTTTAAAAAGAAAAAGATCTACGACAAATGTAAGAAGAATACCAGACTCTTCTTCTGGTGTTGTCAAAAACGATATATTAAATTTTGTATCCTTACCAATAAAAAATATACCAAATTGGTCTTCAACACTTAGTATAAATTTTGGAGAGCCAGCATCGACTGGGTCTTATAACGTTACAACGGCAAGATTTGTGGCCTCTGGTTTAGAGGTAAATCCATACGTTTACCCTGAATCTCAAAAATCTAACGCGGTTAGAATTAATGCTTTTGAAATATGCCATACTAGTGCTAGCACTGGCATTGAAGGCTCGGGTAGCACTAATTGGACTAGCTTTTACCATCTATCTAAAAACTCGTTAAATTTAACTAGAAACCCCGGCCCTAGCGGGGCTTATGCAGCGGTAGGATCTACAGGAATACCATCAAATCAACACGATTGGCATATTGG